ACCGTCGTCGCCCCAGGCCGTGCCGAACTCATCGGTGCCGCTGGTGCGGATTCTGCGGACGCGGCGACCTTGGGTAGCAAAAACGCTGAACGAGCGGAGATCCTGGATTGTTTTGCCCGAGTAGGCGTTGAAGCCGTACAAAGCCAAGTTGTTGTACAGCTGGCGGGTTACACCGCCGTTTACGCTTGTGTAATCGGAGAACGGTTGGATAATTTGTTCGGTAGCTGCAGTAAGAGTTATTTCCGGTCCTGCGTCAAAAGAGAACTGGAGTTGAGTATCGGAGTCATAGTTAAACAAGTCCCACTCGTTCAGGTCTGCGGGATTATTGTTTTGAGGCGGGAAACTGCGGTCCGTGCCAGTAAGCGACAATCCCGTAAATTGAATAGACGGTACTGTGGTACTTCCGCTACGCAGTCTGTAGGTGTCAAGTGTGTAAGTGACAGCGCTTCCGGTGTTTTCAAGATAGAAATAGTTTGCGCCTACTTGGCGTTCGGCGAGAGGATCGCTAATGGGTTCCAGCTCAAATGCCCATTGCGTTGCGGCCACTGGGTCGGTTAAGCCGCTATTGAATTTGATGTAAACGTAGTTTTCGTTGTCGGCGGCGCGGCTAATTGCAAATATGCCAGGGATAGTTGAATACTGAGTCTGGCCTACTTCTTTATACCGCAGTTTGAACAGTGATACGCGGGGTTTGATACCGTTGTCACTGGCTGGATAGCCGCCGCGCCTGCCACTGCCATACTCCATTTGGCGGCCACTGATGCGCTTGTAGACAACAGCTTTAAGTGCCAAGTCGACAATGTGACACTGGGATACTGTTTCGTAGCTAGCTGTTGCGATTCGTACGAGTGCTTTGGTATAAAAAACGTCGTCAACAGCGCCAGACAAATTAAGCACAATACTATCCAGATATTCATAGCGACGAAGTAAAGCTATCTCGTCTGAGGTCAATGATCTGCTTTTAACATAACCGTTAAACGATTGCCCTGTATAACTAACTGTGCGTTCGCAATACCATGAAGCATTGCGACCGCCTGTATTTTTAAGGGTCCAACCTGGTTCACATACAAAGCCGCCATTTCCACTACCCCCTCTAGCTCCAAGTGCTCTAGCACCTGTTTTCTCGACGCGTGTGGCTGGGTAAGAACTGTAAGAAGCAACTCTTATTTCACCAGAATCTGCGAGTTGTGCGGCGTTGGTAATATCAGGTCTTTGATCTTCATTAAGCAGAGCTAAGGCACCAGGGCGTAGACGGTCGTATTCAACTCTATCTGCTTCGGATACTGTGGGTGTTGTTGACGCGGGGTCAAGACTGGTGTAAGTAGCAGATGGTACGCGGCCAGCCGCAATGCATTTAAGCGTGATTGTTGCATCAGTAGTTTCTATATCAGGATTGACCAGTTCTGTAACTTTGAATAATGCTGTGCCGAGTTTAAAAATACTGGCCACATCGAATGTGCTAACAATGCTACGGCGAGCATCTTCTGCTTCTTGAGCCGGAGCATATGTTTGTCCGGTTGTTCTGGTAATCCGGACTATTAGTGCTGTGTTTAGAGGGATAGAAACGCCGGAACCAGTTACCCATGGCGTCATTTCTGCGTAGACGCCTAGGTTGACGCTTTCTTTGTCGCCGGTGGAATTACGCAGATACAGCAGTACGTTCAGCGGTACAACACCGTAAATACCGCAGGTATTAGAGGTTGTTGGTGAGTACGCTTGGCTGAAACCGTCGACGCGGACATTGGCTGCTGTCGTCTGGATGCGATAAGGATTATCAGTCAGCTGGCCGTAACTGGTGGGGTCTGATGTCGATTGGCTATTCAGTTCATTACTTTGGGCGAGGAAGCCCGTAGCCCCAGGATTGAAATACATCCAGAGGTTGTTGGTTATCAGATCGCGGATGGGGGTTTGACCGAAAGCGCTTTTTTCTGGGTCGATTGCTGTGATGGCGCCACCGGCAAGCAGCAGCAACATTTGAATAAATTGACTGGAGCCGTAACTGCGGACGGCGGACCACAGCAAAGCGCTGGTAATGCGGACGCCGCCGTTGGGGTTTGCGCCAGTGCCTGTGCCGCGGTTTGCGTATACGAGGTTTACCGGTTCCCCGTAGGTGGCCAGTTCTTGGACGCTGTTAAAACCAAAGCGCGGTGAAAAACGTTCGTCGCGTGTTTGTTGTTGACCGCCTCCTTCTTGTTTCTGGATTCCGGGTAATTCAGGAACCTGGGGTTGAGGAGTTAATAGTGCTGAGACAACTTGAGCAATGATGCCAACGATTGCCAAAACGATTGCAACTTCTGCGCCCGTTGCTGTCGGTTTACCTGCAAAATTAGGTTTTGCACATAATGCAACAAACTCCAAATATTCATCCTTGCTGATGTCAAGAATGTCAATTAGCTCGTGCTCAAATGGAAGGAGTTTGCGTGTCATCGTTCCATCCAGTAATAGTGACCTGTACCTTTGGGGATAGGGCTGCGGACTACGTTTTTACTTGGGGCAATATATAGGAAGGTGTCATCTAGGACTGTGGCTAAAGCCAGGCCGACGTTGGCCGGCAAAAGGGCCACTGCGCCAGGTGTGGGTTGGGCGAGGCGACGACCGTTTTCGTTTAGCCAGCGAATAATTAGCCGGTAACGAAATGTGGCCTCTGTGTAATTCTCGTACACCCAATCAAATTGGGCGCGATAGTCGCCGAAACCCAAGCGTTCGTGAACTTCACATGCCAACTGGAAGCAGTCGGTTTTGCCGGATCCGTCTCGGGGTGAGTGGCCCCAGGCGTATTGCAAACCGATGAGATCGTTCACTGGAGGGATACGTTGGCGCTGACGGGAAGGGGGCCGACCAGCTGGCGCGTGAGTACGCGGGCCGGAAAGTTGGAAACCACGCTGTCGATGGCTGAGCGGTAGCGCAACTCAATAGTAGTCTCGCTGATACTGGCGCCAATGCCAACCAGATACTCAACTTGGGTGGCGCCGTTTACGGCAATTTCGTTGTTGCTCGTCAGCCACACGGTGGAAAGCACCAGGCGTCCCAGGCGGTTGCCGTTGCCGGCGTCCAACAAACGAATGGCAAAATCTACGTTGGGAAACAGCACCTGCACAAGGGTGTTGTCGCCCGTGTTGTTGGAAACGGTGCCTTCGGCGCGAAAAGGGGCAAACTCGTAGCGTTGGCTTAGGTAGCTGTAACTTTCGTTTACAAAATAGTTTTGATAGCGGTGGGTGGTGCCGTCGGTTGTAGTGAGATTGAAAAATTGGGCGATGCGGACGTCAATAGCCATCACGCGTCATCCGTAGTCGTGTTGCGGATTTCTCCAAGCAGCGTGATGGTAACGGTGTAAATGCCGGGGCGTACAGACTGAACCTGGGGCGGTTTTTCGTACTCCCAGCGCAAATTACCGCGGTCAGCCGTGTAGCTGGTGACTTCGGCGGTCAGCGCGGAACTCATGCCGGCTGTCACGTTGTCGGATAAGCGGAAACGGCTGTTGCTGGCGGTTTGAGAATGATAATGATTCAAAAAGGCGTCGACGGTTGCGTCGGGGATATTTCCGTATTCCAGTTCCAGTTGGGCGCCGTAGGGGCTGTTGCCGAAGGTACGGCGGACCGTGACTCCAGACAGCGTGCGGAATGTTTTTTGGGGGTAGACGCCGGGTGTGTAGCGGCGTGCGGTAGGTGTAAAGGAGGGGAAGTTAGCCATTAGAAGCCGACCCTTTTACGTGTGGAGGGTGACTGCTGGAGTCTGTCCAGCGTCATGGACATGCCACGCTGGGCGCCGTCGCGGGCGGCTTGGCGGCGGGTTTGAGCCATCGCAGCCTCCAGTTGATCGCGGCTGACGTATTCCACCCCGTTGATCGTGCTGGTCTCAAAGCTCATGTTAAGGACAGGACCGCCGCTGGAACCAGGGGCTGCGCCCATCGAGGCACGCAGGTCGCTGTTGGACATCACGCCGCCGCTGGTGCCAGGCACAAACAGCTCGGGGCCGCGCTCGCCAACGAGGTAAGGGGTGGAGGCTCTAACTGAACCGCCGTCTGCCCTGAATTGGGGGGCACCTGCTGCATATGCAAAAGCATTTGTTTCTCCCCCGGTTGCTGCACCACCAGCAAAAGGCGATGTCCCACCGCCGCCACCCAATGCTTTAAGGATGGTTTGGAGAATGATCATCGTTAGCTGTTTGGCGATGATCTCGGATGCCATCTGAATAAAGGCATCCCCGACAGATTGGAAAAAGCTGGCGAGGGCTTCTTGGGCGGTCATCGTTCCAGAGATGATGCCTTGGAACGCTTGGCTAAATGCAGCGCCAATCGAATCGGCAACTGTTACGGCAATGTTGCCGATATTTGTAAGTTTTAAAAGTTCGTCTTGCAGGGCGCCAATGCGCTTTTCGATAATTTCGCCGGCGGTTTCTGGGGCGGCAATTTGTTTTTTGAGCGCTTCAATTTCTGCAAGTCTGTCTTTTGAAATAGTTGGATCTTTAGCTAGTTCTGCCATTTCGTATTGAATACGAAGTCGCTCGCGTTCAGCTTCTGTAACGGCACTTTTAAGTTTCTTTTCGTACTCTAAAGATGTGATAACATTTTGAGTATTTTCTTTACGTTGTTGTTCGATTAAAGCAACAGCTTGAGCTGTTTCTTGGTATGCAAGAGCGGCTTTAGCTTCTTGGGCACCCAAGATTGCCAATTTTGCTTTCATGTTTACTTCTTTATCCAATTTTCCTGCTGTCTCGATAGCTATTTCTTCGAGTTGCTGTTCTCCTTGTAAACGACGGGCAAGAATAGGATCTTTTGCTAGTTCCGCCGCAAAAATTTTCTTGGAGTAATCGCTTTGGCGCTCCAGTTCGATTGTTATTAAACGTTGATCACGCAGCACTTCAAGTACACGCGCAGCCTCGCGGGCTGCGGCTTGTGCTGCTTTATCTGTTCCGCCACCACCGGAACCTGGAGCGCGGCCCAGTGAACTTACATCTATGGGTTTAATCTTGCTATCTGGTTTTACTATCTTTGCTTGTTCTTCTTTTTGAAGTTCCTCAAGTCGTGGTTGATATTTTTGTGCTACATATCTGGTGCCTATTGAAGGACCACCTTCTGCAGCCAAACGTTCCCTGGCTCGTGCATTTGCTAAAGCGGTTTCAGCAGTACCGCCGCTAAGCATATTTGCCATCGCATTGATAGCTCGTGTAGCAAGACCGATAATTCCGGCAAGTGCTCCAGCAAGCCAGTCGAGCGCTGGCTTTAGTGCCTTCATAATTGCTGCGCCAAGATCTCCTATAGCAGTACCTAAACCTTGAGCGGCTTTACCTAACTGCTCCATGCCAGAAGCGGGTTTTTTAGTCGCCTCGACACCTTTATTACCCATATCTACAAGAGTATCGACCAGATCTTGAATATCAATTTTTCCTTTCTTGGCCATCTCCAATAGTTGATCTTTGGAGACGCCGAGTTTATCCGCTAATGCCTGCTGAATAGTTACACCTTGACTTGTTAACTGGTTTAGTGTGCTTTGGCTTACTTTGCCGCTTTCAAGAGCAGACGTTATAGCGCTGCCTACTTTGTCAAACTGACCGCCGTACTTTTCAGTAAGGCTGGTAGTAAGTTTGATTAATTCTGCTTGGTCTTCCAGTTCGAGGCCCAAACCGCGAATGTTTTGAACTACGGCCGTAAATTTTTCTATGTCCGTATTGGCTTTTTTGAATCCGTCGGCAAGCACGTTGGCTTGTTGCGCCGAAAAACCTATATCGGTGCCAAGTTGTTTGATTTTTTGCCCCTGGCTGGCAATATCACCAAGCAACGTGCCCAACAGCGATCCAGCGAAACTGCCGCCGGGACCTACAAGTCCGCCAGCAAGACCACCAACTAGACCGCCAGCTGCTGCACCGCCGCCTTGGCCGAATAGCAACGGGAAGGCGCCACCGATGATGCCGCCGCTAATTGCTCCGGGAAGGCGCCCTCCAATACCTCCAAGTAAGGATGCGCTGCGTGCTGCCTGCGTTCCGGGAAGCATTGACTGGCGTCTTCCGCCGGTCATTAAGTTCATAGGTCCTTCCGTAGGGAAGAAACCCCCCGTTACTGCCGTAGTGCCAGGCATACGATTAGATGCCGGTGTGCCGATACCTAAGCGACGAAGGCGCTCTTGTTCTTGATTAAATTTAGATGTGAATCTAACGCCGCTTGCAATACTCTGATTAAATGCTTCTTGATCTGTTGTTAGTCGCTGTATTCCCCGTCCTGTGGCATTTAACAGTTGCGTATCTGGTAAAAAACGGTTGTACTGCGGGTCGATTTTATTTGTACTTTTAGCAAGTACATCGGTTGCTTGAGCTAAACGCAATGTTGCGCCGGCTTCGTCTTTTGTTCTAAGTCCCCCCAGTCGTTCGACCTGGCCAGTAATACGACGGCGCGCACCTCCGCTCATTGCAGGGGCGCCAGGTGCAGCAGCTGCTAATAAAAGCTGAGCCGGAGGAGTAACAGCGTTTAACGCTGCTACCTGTTTCGCTATCCTCTGCAGACGTATAAATTCAGCTGTTTGGCGGTGTGCTGCAGCTGCTGCTTCGTCTGTTTTTACAGTAAATTCCTGTTGACGTTCTGTGAGTTTTGTAATCTGTAACGCTGTTTCAGTAGCAGCATCAGCTTGTGCTCGTTTTTGTTGATTTCTGCGGATTGCTTTTTGAGTAGCGATGTCACCTTCTATTCCCGCACTAAATGCACCAAAATTTGAGGCGTTACGGGCGGCTTGAGACGCCTTTATATTTGCAAGAACAGCACCGCGTTCCGCATTTTGTATGTCGTTCAGTAATTTTAACCTTTCTCGTAAACTATTGTTTAAAGTTTTATTTGCTTGATAGTAATTACGAGCAGTTGTTGCCGCTTCCTGCGTTCCTAAAGCGACTTTATTAAAACTTTCTGCTGCTTCAGCTACAAGTCTATTAAGGTTATTGATACTTCTTGGGATACCGCCTTCGCTCAACGTCTGTATATCTCTACTTAAACGATCTACTGCTTTAGAACTTTTATCCAGTTCAGCTTGAAACGTGCGAAGATCCTTCGCGCCTTTTACAGCAATTTGGATTTCAGCTGTATAAGCCACGGTGCCGCGTCACACTCTGGTACTTCAGTTTACGCCGTAAAAAGCCGCCGGGGCTAGCGGCGGCGTCGGGCTTTGTCGATCTCCTTCTGCTGGTCCTCGTTGAGGATGCTGAAGTAGGCACTCCAGCCGATCAACTCTTCGGCGGTCATGGTGGTGCTGACTTCG